TTGACGATACCTCTCCAGTTGAGTTACCCGTGAGGGTAAATCATATGCCAAGGGCAAGTCGGTAATACCGACAGCCCGGGGCACTCCAGCAAATCCACCTAAAAGAGAATTTTCTCTGATAGACTGGACCCAGTTCTCTGGTAATACTTGCTGTAGTGTGGCTACAACTTTCTCGTCGAAAGTTGCCACCATGTCCTGTAATTCCTTATGGTTTAAGGAATTCAGTAACGGGTGGTTAAGATTAAAGGTAAGCTCTGTTCGTTCAGCCGCTCTCGTAAGAGGGGCTCCATAAACATGCCTATTTATAATCTTTGTTAGCCCGGTCAGTGACTGCTCGTCTCGATCAACCTTACGGAAGACCTCCTGAGTAGCATTGGTCATTAATTCCAGATTGGAACCTGGATAGGACCAATTAAGACCGAATGGTGAAACAAGGTGTTTCACACGGTCAACCACAACTCTTTGAGGAGCTGTAAGGAGACCAACAGCACGTCTACCATAATTTCGGACAAGGTCAAGGAAGTTATCATCCGATACTTCCCTCCACTTATAAGCTGGTATAACCATCTTAGAAGTGATGACTTTTCCTGCGAACTCAGAGAGTTCAGAGGAAGAGAGAGACTTTTCCGGAGAATATGGGCATCCAAGTAATTCAAGGTGATGTTTATATCTAAGATATAGATCATCATCTAAGATTACTACGTCATCACCTAACACAAAGAACTGATTATTGTATTCACCTCCGAGGAGGTAAAGCAATAAAAATCCATGTGTTATGCCAAAGGCAGCAAAACTAGGGTAAAGGCCCAAGGGCTGTCCTTGCTTCCATTTAATCGGACCGATGGATGAAATCCATGTGGAACGAGAAATCTCTTTAAAGAGATCAATGGAGGGATGATCACCGATTAGTGCACCAAGCACTTTTAACTGTAACTTCAAAGGGAAGTAATCAGTTGCGTTAGATAGGTCCACAGAGTGAACTTGTCTCCCGCTGGTGAGATGTTGTTGAATGAACTGGTAAGGTTTAGAGTGGTCATGGGTACAATCCCAAGGGAGAGTTTCCATGAAACTGTAAAGAGTTGAACCAAGGGGCTGCAAAGCCACTTGGTGAACAAGGTACGGAGATGCGATTGCTCGCAGCTTCAGACCAGGTTCTTGGAGGAAGTGAACCTCTCCGCCGAACGTATCA